ATTTTAATACTAAACTCATAATTTTGCTTTAGGATTTTATCAACATCTTTTTCTGTTGTATCACTAATTGCACCTAAATGAATTACTCTATCGTATTCTTTTGGATCTGGAAATCTTCCATCAATATAATCATACCCTTCTACATCATGTCCTTTATGGGCAAGATAAGGGCCTAAATTTTTACCTATAAATCCGTTACTTCCTGTAATTAAAATTCTCATTCTTTCTCCGGCATTGTAATAGAAATTTTTTTTATTAGTTCTGTTGTTGAATGTCCTTCTACCTTAGGAAATATAACTACCTTTGCTATATCATTTCCTACAGTTGTTTCTACAGTATAATCTCCGCCTTTTACAATGATATCTGGTTTAACTTTTTCAATAGTATCTATTGGAGTATCTTCATCAAATATTATAACCTCATCTATAAATCCTAATTCTTCTAATGTTTCTTTTCGCTTTATTTCATTGTTAATGGGTCTAGTTTCGCCTTTAAGACGCTTAACACTTTTATCACTATTAATGCCCACCACAAGGCGTTTACCTAGCGTGTGTGCGTGTCTAAGTAGCTTTAAATGACCAGTATGCAGTATATCAAACACCCCATTAGTCCATACAATACCCCTATCTAAATCATCTAATGTTACTAGAACAACTCCACGTTTTTCTACACTACGAGTTGCGGCATAACTGGCAAGTTCACAAGCATAAGGAATACTTAATCCTTTATTATAAGCATAAACTATAACTGCTAAAACTATATCTCCTGCACCTGTAACATCTGAGACTTCTTTTATATCTTCTTTAAAATAATGATATTCACTATCTTTATTTAAAACATGAATACCATTAGAACCGTCAGTTACAACTAACCAAGTCCAATTATGATCACGCATATATTCTAACGCATGAGTTTTATTATACTTACCATTCCATTCTTCATATTCTTTTATATTAGGTTTTACTAAAAAGGCACCATCATAATAATGTGCATCTTGTTTAGGATCAACAAATAATTTTATATCTGCTGTACCTAATAATTCTTCAACAGTTTCTTCAGTAACAGTTCCTTTATTATAATCACTAATAACAACAATATCATTATTAGACAGACTTTCTGATAATCTTTTTAATGCTTCTTTACCGGTATATTTTGTTTCTCTATCCCAACGTAAAAGATGTTGTCCTGAATCTCCTACAAGTCTTGTTTTAATAGTTGTTCTATATGGCTTATCTAAACTAGATAAATTACTAACTATATCAGTCTTTCCTAATAAGTGAAGTACATGAATTCCTTGCGTATCTTTTCCTACTACTCCATATAATTCTGTATTAACATCTATATTTTTTAAATTAATTGCTAAATTAGCCGCACCACCTAAATTAAATGTTTGGTGGTGTTCGTTTAAAATTAAAACATTAGCTTCAGGAGATACTCTATCAGCTTTACCGTTAATCCAACGGTCTAACATTATATCTCCATACACTTTGATCATTTTTGTTCCATTAGCGATACTAATTTAAAAACTGTTTCTAATTTTGTTAAATTTGATTTATTTTGTAAAGTATTTCGTAAGCCTTGATGTAACGGTTTTGGCCACTTATTAAATCCTACCCAAGCATATCCGTTATGTTCTTTATTTAATTTTGGTATGAATTCTTCTTTTATAACACATAGATATGTATGGAACTTAAACTTTTCGTCACTACTAACAAAAGTTTCTAAAGGAATAGATTTAATTATAGAAGGTGTATTTCCTATTTCTTCTTGTACTTCTCTTTGTAATGCTTGAAATGGGATTTCTTTAGTCTCGTTAGTTCCACCAACAAGTCCCCAAACATTATTTTGTTTACTTTGGGCTCTATGTAAAAATAAAAACCTATTAGTATCTAAAGTATAGAAGAGAGCACCACTACATATTATATCAGTCATACTAATAATTATGCTAAAGAGCTAGGCGCCAGGTGCCGATTCGATATGTGCCTTCGAAGCTTAATGTCCATTCTGAACCGTCCCATCTATATTGGATACCGGTATTAAGGTTGGTTGTATATTTAATATCTATTGTAGAGTCTGAACCGTCATTATTACTAGCATTAAATACTATAGTCCAGCTATTTCCGTCCCATTCAACTATATCATTAGCTGATGCAATAAAATCAACTCCAGCTATGCTTTTCCAAGCATCAGGACCATCAGCATTAGTTGTTGCACCAATATCTTCTAACAATAAAATTCTAGTACCACTAACTTTAAGGTTTGTTGGATTAGTTCTTGTTGGATCAATAATATAGTCAATTGTACCTTTAGTAACTGCTGGTCCTTCAAATATTGAATTTGTAGGAATAGTATCAACATCCCAGTTTACAATTATTTGAGTTTCGTCTAGAGAGTTTAATGCAAATGTACCAATAACATTTCCAACATCTAACCTATTCAAATAAATTTTGCTTAGTCCTGCTATATACTCTCCAAGCTCTGATTCTAAAACTGTACGCCAATTAATTTCGCCAGCAACTCCATTTTTACCTAATACAACTATATTGTTAGTTACAATAATATCATAGCCTGCCGCAGTAACAACTTCTAATGAAGTAGCACCTTGTCTAGAAGTAACACTTGATTTAGACTTATCAGCTAGTTGCGGATCATCTGTAGATACATTAGCCAGTGAAGGATCTTCTGCTTTAACATCTTGTGAAGAACTATCATCATATGCTTTAAGTTCAGGAATACTTTGACCTAAATCAATAGTTCCTTTAGTTTCATCGAAAATGCTCATAACAACGCTTGTTATAACACCTAATTTTTTAACTTTAGCTGGAGGTGATAACCAAATTGGAGTAGTAAACCCTAACTGTCCTACATCAATTTCAGATTCTGTACCTATAGGAATACTTCTAGTAGAAAATTGAATGTTATCTAAATTTACTACACTTAAACTTGTCCAATCAACATAGTTATCAGTTGTTTGTATTTCTAAACTAGGATTAAACAATGTTAATATCTGTTCTATTATTTGTAATTTTTGCTCTGTATTAGTTGACCAAATATCACAATTAATACCTAGCGTAAATGGTGTTGGTGCTAGTCTTTCTACAGTATAATTTTGTCCTTGTGTATTTAAATATTCTTTACCTGTACTATCGTAAGCTCTTTCACGCAAATGTATTTTACCTACAAAAGAAGCATCAAATGTTCTTTGTCTATCCATTTCTAATGTGGTTATATAAATGCTTATTCTTGGAGCACTAGGTATTTTGTTTTCACTATTATCACGTATAATATGACCAACTTGACGTGTGATATCGCCGTACATCACAGGTATTTGTGTTAAGTTACCTTTACCGTCTTTATAAGAGAAGTTACTAAACAACCTTGTAAGTTGCGTAATATAACGTCTTATCTGAGCATCGTAAAAATGTTGCATTAATTATCTGCCTTTGGTTTCAATGCTTTGGATAGAGGTTGTCTTTCTTTAACATTTGTTTGAGTTCCAATTGTAGCTGTTTTAGTATTATTTACAAATCCAGTTTTATGTGTATTTCTTGTATCTGTATTAGTCATTGTCATACGTACTGCATCTTCCATCTTAACCCACCTTTTCGAATCATATCTAAATAATCTATTAGGTAAAAAGTCTGTTCGTAAAAAATAATCGCCTTTAATACTACTTGTTGGAAAACTAATACCATGTCCAAATGCTTCACCGTTAGGAGCAATTCCATCTCCAAGTAAGTAACCATCATAGCCACTTCTTTCTGGAGTTTGATTAACTCTGTCAGCTAATAGTCCGGCTTGACTTGCATCTAATGTATTAATATCAGTAGTAACAAGTTCTGGTTTACCTTTGTCATCTACTTGTAATGTATATAAATGTTGTGTGTCATATCCTGACTTAGGTGCATCAGCTTCTGCTTGTTGAACAACAGCATTATTAATTTGCATTTCTTGTTCATATGTAGAAAGTACATCTCTAAGTGTTTGAGATGATCCTTCTTCAGCAGGTAAATCTAATATCTCTTTAAACTCTTGGCTATCAACAATCTGTTTTAATTTAACTCTATATAAATGTGGAAACCAAGTTTGACTAAAGCCTTCTGCGGCTCTATTTACATCTTCTACTACATAAAACCGTTTAAGTGCTACACTATAATCATTAAGTGCATGTGGATCTTTTAAGTGTGGAAATTCTATTACATCACCTGACATAATTTTTCTACCTAATGTCTGCACACTATCATTAATATGTATAGTCATCATTAAGGTATCGTTTTGTAAGAATAATCCAAATTGACTCATATCAAAGTCAACATCTTGTACGTTATAAATTCCTCGAATTTCATAGATACTAGGATCATACTTTCTATCCCTATTTTCAAGGAATAGCATATCCTGAATATTTGTTTCTTTTACAGCATCATACCGTGGTTTATCAGCCGTGGCATCAGCTTCGTCAGGATTTTGTGGTCCTAAATATTTGTGTATAAAAACGTCAGTACCGCCAACAGTGAACATCTCACTAATGTGCCTATCAAGAAATTGATAATCAGCACCGCGTTCAGGTTTATATATAGATAACTTAGGCATCGTAATAGTATTTATTCGATGGCGGTTCCCGATAAATACTAATGGAGACTAACAAATATGGCTGATTTAACAACACAAAAACAAGAAGTATTTGATTATGTAAACCTATCATTAGGTGGGGGCATGGTCGATGTTGAACTTGATCCTACACATTACGAAGAAGCTCTTAAAAAAGCCTTTGCTAAATTTAGACAACGCTCTGATAATTCAGTTGAAGAATCGTATATGTTTATGCCAACTATTGTTGATCAGAATACCTACATATTACCACAAGAAGTTGTTGAAGTTAGAAAGTTATTCAGACGTTCAATAGGATCACGTACTGGTGGCGGTGATGGTGGTACATTATTTGAACCATTTAATATGGCTTATACTAACACTTATCTTTTAGCAAGTACAAATATGGGCGGATTAGCAACATATGAGTTATTCTCACAATATCAAGAACTTGTTGGAAGAATGTTTGGTAGTTTTATAGAATTTAAATGGAATACTACGACTAAAGAATTAACACTTCTACAGAGGCCCCGTGCTGAAGAAGACTTACTATTATACTGTTATAACTATCGCCCAGATAGCCAATTATTAACAGATTATCTAGCTGTACAATGGCTTAAAGATTATACACTTGCAACGTGTAAATATATGCTTGGTGAAGCTAGGAGCAAATTTGCCACAGTAGCTGGTCCACAAGGTGGTACATCACTTAATGGTGATGCTTTAAAACAAGAAGCCTTAGGCGAAATGGAAAAACTTGACGAAGAACTCAAAACTCAAGTTGCAGGCGGCCAAGGTTATGGCTTCTCAATTGGTTAAAAAACACTTGACAAACAGATAAATTTCTTATATAATAATACTTTATATATGAGGAATATTCAAATGGTAATTGGAATTTGTGGACTTATTAGTTCCGGCAAAGATACAATAGCAGATTATTTAATTAAAAATCACACCTTTCATAAAATCTCATTTGCAGATAAGCTAAAAGATAGTGTATCAGCAATGTTTAGTTGGAACCGTGAATTACTTGATGGTAAAACTAATGAAAGTCGTGAATGGCGTGAAAAAGTAGATACATACTGGACTAGCGAAACAGGTCGTACAATTACACCAAGACTAGTATTACAAGAATTTGGTACAGAATGTATGCGTAACGGATTTTATGATGGTATATGGGTTAGTTTAACTAAAAAGAAAATTATAGAAAATCCGCACATGAATTTTGTCTTACCTGATACACGTTTTCCAAATGAAGCAAAAATGCTATATGAAATTGGTGGTGAAGTTTGGCGTGTAAAACGTGGTAATGATCCAGCTTGGTTTAGTGAATATCAAGAACTAGGTGTAGAACCTACTGATGTACACCCTAGTGAATGGGCATGGGCACAAACTAAATTTAAACATATTATTAATAATGATGGTACTATTACTGAACTTAAAGATCAGGTACGAGATCTCCTTGCTTCCAAGTAACACCTTCTTTATATAAAATCTTACTACAATTTGCACAAACAGTTTTTAAGTTTGACGTACGAACATTGTTAAGGTTTCCATCTATATAGTAAACATGAAATTGTTCTTTATGCTTACTTTTAAATCCACACTTATCGCAAATACTTTTCTGTTTATATCCAGCATGAACCCACTTAGGTAATCC